AAACGGTGGAGATGGTGTAGCACTTTGTGCTAACAACCACCCATTAGTAAGTGGTGGAACTTTTGCAAACGAGTTAGCAACTTCTGCGGACTTAAATGAAACATCACTTGAGCAGTCATTAATTGACATTGCTGCTTTTGTTGATGAAAGAGGTTTAAGAATAGCTACTCAAGGTAGAAAAATGATAATTCCAAAAGAATTACAATTTACTGCTGAGAGAATTCTTAGATCACCTTTAAGAACGGGAACTGCAGATAACGACATCAATGCTATTAACAATATGGGAATGGTTCCTGAAGGATACAGAATAAATCATTTCTTATTGGACACTGATGCGTTCTTCATCCTTACAGATGCACCTAATGGATTAAAGCACTTTGAAAGAGCTCCATTAAGAACTGCAATGGAAGGTGACTTCGACACTGGAAACATGAGATTCAAAGCTAGAGAAAGATACAGCTTCGGATTTTCTGACCCTAGAGGAATCTTTGGTTCACCAGGCGCTGCGTAATTCGTAGTAACTAAATAGATATTAAGGGGCGGAGTATTTACTTCGCCCCTTTTTTTATGTATATTCTAAACACTATACAATTATTAAAGATCATAGACGCGTATAGTCGACGGCCTAGAGACTGTGATCATAAAAACTAGGAGGATATAATTATGGCAAATACTACATTTAGCGGACCAGTACGATCGGAAAACGGTTTTATTGGAGCTACTAAAAACTCAACTACAGGTGTTTTTACAAATGTTTTTGAAATTAATTCATCAGGAGCATACACTGGAACACAACTTGTAGGTCAAGGAACTGTGACTACTGCAAAAGTAAACGCAACTGCAGGAACAAATGAGGTTACATTTTCACAACCAGCTAGATCAATAATTACAAGTATTCAACTTGTATGTACATCTTCACCAACTGTTGCTTCAGGTGACATTGGTTTAAAAGTTGGAACTGCTACAGGCGGTGCACAATTAGTTGCTGCGGCTACGGATGAAATTCTAGATGGCGGAACAACTGTTGCAGAAGGAGCTCACTATTCTACGACTCTTTTAGATACTACTGCGAGCGATGCATCTCCAGCAGTGAGTCCAAGAGTAAATACTTCAATTAATTCAGCAAGAGATATATTTCTACAGATCACTAATACTACAACTGCATCTGATCAAGGATTATTTACTTGGGTAATTAATTACAAAATATACGGTTAATAGTTAGGAGTAAAACATGGCGTTCAAGTGCGATATACAAGCTACTAGATCTACTGCTGCGGCAGGCGCATCGGCGATAATTTCACCACCTGTAAGATTAAGGGGTATCATTATTGCTTCTAGTGGCGGGGGTGCTGGTGTTTTAGAACTAACAACAACTTCAAATACTGGAGACACTCTTTTTTTAGCAGATGTCCCTACTGGAGATGTGGTTAACTTTAATTTTCCTGAAGATGGAATTTTATTTCCAAAAGGAAT